ATTTAGTTCAATTTTATTTTTTGGAGAAAAATGTATGTCTTATGGACAAAATGCTCCATGGGGTTTGCAGGCGATCAGAACGCAAGTTGACGCTTCATGGAATGGCAAGACTTCAACGTACTTAATCGCTTCTGGATATGCGCAAAACATTTTCAAAGGCGACCTTGTATATATTAATGCTGCTGGATACATCCAGAACTATAACAACGTTACACAAACTGCAGGAAACACAAACACACCAGCGTTAACGTTAGGTGTATTTAATGGTTGTAGTTATGCCGTACCAGTAGCAAACAACCCTATTGATCCGTTTAACCCAGGTCATGCTTATTGGCCATCTGGCACAGCAACTGTTGGAGGTGTTCCAGCGATAGCTTCAATTATTACTGATCCACAAGTTGTATTTAATGCTCAGGTCACAGGAAACGCAGGTGCAACGCAAGCTGATGTAGGAAATTTCGTTCAAATTGCTTATCAAACTAGCGGCGGACAAGTTCAAGGGGACTTTAATACTGGTCAGTCCTTTATGAGTGTTATTTTGCCATCATCTAGTGCCGTTCCTGTAGCAACCCCAGTGTTACCTTACGTTTGTTGGATTGATGCATTGAGTTCAAATCCAAACAATGTATCAGGTCAGCAATACAATAACGTCGAAGTAATGCTTTCAAGTCATTATTTCCGAGTTATTCCATCACTAATGCCAACAGCGTAAAGGGAAAATATTATGGCACAAATTAATAGGAGTAATATACCCTCGCTACTAAGGCCAGGGTTGAAGACAGTTTTTGGAAACTACAATACGTATCCAGATTTATATAAAGAAATTTACAATATTTACAGAAGCGATAAAGCGACTGAATACGACATGGAAATGCAGGGTCTAGGACTTGCTCAAATTAAGCAAGACGGATCTCCAATTACTATGGGTAGTATGCAACAAGGTTATATCACGTCTTATCTACACCAATTTTATGGAATTGGTTTCCAGATTACACGTGGAGCTGTTGAGGACAATCTATATGAATCAGATTTCCCACAACAAGCATTGCAATTACGTACGTCACTTCAGACACTTCGCAATATTAACTCAATTTATCAGTTCAATAATGCATTTAACCAACAGTCTCAAGTTTCTGATGGTCAGCCATTATGTTCAACAGCTCATCCAATCCAAGGTGGCGCACTAGCTAATACATTCAACAATCCAGTGGGATTAACTGAATCGGCATTAGAAGAAGCTATCACGATTATGAAGCAGTGGAAGAACTTAGCTGGACTTAACATTAATACAAGTCCTAAATCATTGCTTGTTTCACCACGTCTTGGTTTCCAAGCTGCAAGAATTTTGAAATCATCTTTCAGAACTGGCACAGCAAACAATGATATCAATGCGATCGTTCATGATAAGTATCTACCTGGTGGATATATTATTAACCCATTCCTAACTAGTCCTTATAACTGGTTTATTCTTACTGATGAACCAAACGGTTTCAAAATGTTCCAACGTACGAACCTTGATATCGATTTCATTATGGATCCAGTGACCGATAACACAACAGTTCGTGCATTAGAGCGTTATAGCTTTGGTTGTTCTAACTGGCGTGGCACGTTCGGCGCACAAGGTTCAGCATAAAGGGATTTTAGAGGAGACTAGCTATGGCTGATAATGCCTATTTAACGAATACAAATATTCCTTTAGGGTCTGAATTTAATGATGGTACAAGACTTGGTCCTATTCTAGATAGAACCGTTGTTTCAGGTGCTGGCGTTAATGGTCAAGGATTTCCTTATTCGAATACCACTGTGCAACCATATTCCTATACACAATGGGGATTAGGAATGTTTACGTCTGCTAAAAATACGTACAACATAATTCCTAGAGGACCTAGTGTTGCAGGTAATATTGTTGGATTTGGTGCACCATTTTCACCTGCTGGCGCTGCAAATCTTGCACTTTCTCAAGATGGATACGTATCAACTTCTGGAATTGCTGGAAATGGTAGCACCTATCTTCAATTAGATTGGCCTAGAGCTTTATCTGTTACTATTGCCAATGGTAATATTGGTGCAATTGCAACAATAACAGTTTTTGGACAAGACTATTATGGTGTTTCATTACAAGAATCTGTAGTGGTAAATGAAGCTGGTACCTATGATCTTAAAAAAGCTTTTTATACCGTTACTAGAGTGTATTGGAATGGTGCCGCAACTGGTTCTACTGTTCAGATTCAAGCTACAGATACTTTTGGTTTACCGTTTAGATTAAAATCTGCCGGTGATATTGATTCTATACGTTGGGGTAATGCTTCTGATATGTCTACTTCAGAAGAAGATGTATCATCTAATAATTTAACTGGTGTAGCGACTTTAGCATCAAGCCCAGGATCAGTAATTGTTAACAGCCCAGCTGTAACAAAAGCAAGCAATATTCAAGTTACAGTCAATACAGCAATTGGAGCTGCTAGAGGTCATTTATCAGTACCAGTAGCAGATGTTATTAATAATACTTCTTTTGTCATAAATTCTGATGCTGATGATCAAAGTACAATAAATTGGTTAATTACTAATCCACCTTTTGTAACAGGAAGTTCTGCTACTTATGGAGCTGGAGCTAGTAATATGATTAATGGTGCTATTACAATTCCATCCACAAATGTTAATGCAAATAGTTTTATTTATTCTAATGTATCAACTTTTGGAACAGCACATGGTTCATGGCGTATTTTAAATATTAATCCAGAAGTAAGTTTTACTATAACTTCAACTGATGATACCGAAACCTCTAGTGCTGAATGGGCAATTATGCCACAAGAATGGGTTAGTGGTATTTCTACTAATATGGTAGCTGGTGTTATTAATGTTAATACAACTTCGGTTCAAAGTAATAGTATTATCCTTGTTAACTACCAAACAATTTCAGGTACGACAGGTACATTATCAGTACGTTCAAATGAAATAATTCCCGGTGTAGGATTTACCATTAGATCTGGTAGCAATATTGATACTTCAACTGTTAAATGGACTATTCTTCAAAATATACAAGGATTAACACAGGGTACAGCTACTTTAGCAGCTGGTACAGCAACTATTGCTACCACATCTGTTGCAGCTAATAGTGTTATTTTAGCTTGTTACAATACTTTAGGTGGTGCTGCTAATGGTACGTGGATTGATGTTACAACAAAAAATAACGGTGTTAGCTTTATTGTTCAGGCAAAAGATAACGCAGGAAATCTTGTAAATACTGATGTATCAACATTTAACTGGGTAATTTTCCCATATAATATGGTTATAGCTGATTATGCTGCGCCACTAGGTGACTTTATTCCAGCAGATGATAATACAGCAACTAACACAACTGGAGATGTAAGGGGCACATATAAACCTTCGACTCCGGCTAATGGATATAATGTATTACATTTTACAGCCTTTATCAGTGGATTTGATAATTTCGTAAGTCAACAAGCTTCTGTTCCGCTTCCAGCGGGTGGTCAAGTTGGTGCATTGCGAACGCGTCGTCAAATTACCATCGATGATCAGGTTGGTGTAATGCAATATTACTCAGGAACACCTGCATAATGAGTCAAGCACAGATTATTGTTTGGGAACCGTCTAGTGGAAATACAGATACTATAGCTTCTGTTCAAGCACTTGCTGGTGCAGGAAACTTAGTACTTAATACCAATACGCTCCCAAACAATACTTTGGCTTTTCCTACTACTACCAATCCATTTGGATCTTATATCTATAATGGCGTAGCAAGAGCTGTTTTGATTTCAAGTAGTGCTAATCTAAGTGCGCTAAATGTAACAATTACAGGTCTTGGTTCGGCCGTTGATGGTGTGGGTAATCCTACGGGACCAATTTTTAACACTTATTCAGAAACCATAACTGGTCCTAATAATGATAATGTTGAAACCCTAGGTGTTTTTACACGCATAGATTCTATTTCAATAAATGGGGCTGCAGCAAATATTAGCGCCGGTTTCGGTACGTATGGGATTACACATTATTTGTTTCCTGATTATGACCGTAAAGCTTGGTATGCATCATGTTCGGCACAAGTATTTGCAACTACGTCGCTTTTATATAGTGGGTATGTAAGTCTGAATAAACCTTCTTATCCAAGTTTGGCTGGATATGGAAATATTATGCCTTTTGTTGGTGGAGAAATTCCAGCTTTTCCAATAGCAACTAATATGACTGGTGCTAGTGATAATCAAATTGCACAACTGAATTATCCCATCGCAACAATCTGGTGGCGAATAGAAGATAATGCCGTTTTAAATGCAGACGAAAAAGCTATTTTCACGTTCCTACAACAAGGAATTACGTGATGAGTAAAAAATGGATTCAAGATGCTTTATCATCCTCATCTAAAGAAAAACTTCATAATGACTTGGGCGTTCCAGAAGGCAAGAAAATTCCTCGTCGTATGATAATGCGTGCTGAACATAGTTCTGATCCAAAATTAGCTAGACGTGCGCGTTTAGCAGATACATTAAGTCATTTTCATCACAGAGGTAATAGATAAGTGAATGGCAACAAGCAATTCGTACGTTTTTGGAATCACTACACAGATAGATGAATTTTTCAGAGAATCCTTTGAACGCATAGGCGTTAAAGGAAATGAAATCTCTGAACCAATGATTGCTTCAGCTCAAATGTCTGCCAATCTTGCTTTAACAGATTGGATGGGAAAAGTTCCTCTTACGTGGATGCGTAAACGTCAGATGATTACCTTGTATCAAGGTCAAATGACATATCAACTTCCCCCACAAATGACGCAGATTATTGATGTCATTGCTATTCAACCCCAACGATTAAATACAGGTGGTATAGCTTTATCCTCTACGGTTGCTTCTGGTTCCGCAGCAAATGTTTTTGATCCTAATTCTACAGCAGGGTGTACACTTGCTAATCCTAATGGAGATATTGGATACAATTACGGGACAAATACATTAAGCACTAACAATAGCTTTAATGGAAATTCCATATTTTATGTAGGCATTCAGCCATTAAATAATAATTCAGTTTATAAACTTGCGGTTCAATATTCTTTTGATGGTGCTAATTGGTTAACCATTAATACACCTAAACAAACCATTTATAACATGGATCAAATAGGATGGATTGTTATTGAAAATTCTTTAAATGCTCAATATTGGAGAATTTTAGAGACAGGCGGTGCTACTCTAGCTATCCAACAATTGTATTTTGCTGAACCTATTAATAATGGCCAAGGAGACAGGGCATTAACTGCTCTTTCTTATACCCAATGGATGCAAGTTTCTAATAAATTAACGCAGAGTTATCCCTCTGGATATTTTTTTAATTCTCAAGCTAATCCAACAATTACGTTGTGGCCGGTTCCCAATCAAACGTATACAGGTTTACTGTATACAGGGTATTTTTACCCTCAAGATGTCACGTATCTTTTTAATGAATTTGATGTTCCAAGACGGTTTGTTGAAGCACTAGTAGCTGAGCTTGCCTATCGATTAGCTTCAAAACCTATTTTTAATGTTCCATCAGACAAAATTGTTCAATTAAAAGAAGACAAAGTTGAAGCCTTTAATAATGCGGCAATGACAGATCAATCAAACTTTATTTTGTCATTCAAACCAGATTTTAGTTATTTGGGTAAATAAATGCGTATTGGATCTAAGGGAAAATACACTAGGCAAAACAAACAAAAACCACGTGGTATTGGAACATGTGATTACAGCGGTTTAATGGTTCGCCATAGTAATATGATTCAACAATACCAATATCGAGGTAATGGACTTGTTTGGACAGGTTTTTGGGTAAATCCAAAGTTTGCCGATAAACCTAATCCACAAGATCTTGTTCCTATTATTCGCTTAGATCCAGTTCCACTTAATCATGCTCGCCCAGATCCAATCGTTTATGACAATACAATTAGCACAATTACCATTGATGTAAGTGGAGGAATCGAC